TTTGAGAAATTCCCTTTCACTGCTACCTTGAAGGATGAACTTTTGCCTCGACGAAAGGTCTCTCCTGAGCTGATTAAGACCCGCATCTTTTTCTCTGCTCCTAAATGCCTAAACATTGTCCTTAGACGTTACACTGGTCAGTTCATTGCCCATTTGCATCGCCTACACCATGCCTCGCCTGTAAAGGTGGGATTGCCAGTTGGAACTTCAAACACTCCAACTCTTGTAGACGACGTAGCCTTGCTTTCTCATGATTGCAAGCTTTATCTGACTGATGTGTCCTCTATGGATGCCAACATGTATTCCCGTTGGGCCACTTATATATTATCCTCTCTGATAAGCCCAACCCTTCCAAAATCAGCAAGAGCCTACTTCGCCAAGCTCTTAGACGTGGTGTTCAATCCATATGTTGCCTTACATAAAAGCGTTTTCCGCCTTTCTAATATCATTCCTTCTGGAGTGACTGGCACTGCTGAATTCAATTCTCTCATTAAAACAGTATTCACTTACTATGTCCTCATTTGTGAGAACGGACTCAGCATCCTAGACAACATAAGGTTTTTACACGTCTACGGAGACGACGAAGCCCTTGCTGTAGCAAACTGTGACATGACATTGCCCCAATACATTCAAGCCTACAAGAAACACATAGGATGGACTATCACCCCAGGAAACAAAGGTGATTTCGTACCCGATTACTATCGTCCAGATGAATATCAATTCTTGCAGCGAGTGTACCATAATGGCACGTTCTGTTTGCTCAAAGATAAACTCTTCTCGGCAGGAAGATTTTATCGAAGCCCTCCCTATACTGCCTACCAAGCGATCTGTTCCATGTTCCTCGAAGCTAAGAAATGGGGCAGATCCACGTTTGAAGAGGTGCTCTCGTACTACAGAAAGAACACTGACTACGAGAACTTTCCTTCATTCGAGGACTTTGGGTAAATACAAAGTCCACGTCCGAAATGACGTTAAACTAGGAAGGTTGTGAACCTCCAACCTGGCCGTGGCTTCGCCTCCGCCCGTGATTAACTTCACAAGCCGTCCTGCCTGGACACCGACAAGCACTGGACTGTCTCGTCCTTTGCTAGTGAACACGAGATGCCGATAATTATACCCCTACTGATACTACTATTGACGTTGCTGTCGCCGGATCTAGTGAAGGAGGAATAAACCCCTCCCCAACTTCAATGCAAGAAGATGTCCATCTTCCTGACAATCTGGTTGTACCGTATGAATTCGACGGACCCTCTAACTTTAACGATTGGATGCAGATTGATTCCCTCGATTGGCCTGCTGGTTACGCCCCAGGTCAAGAAATTAAGAGCTATGCCCTCACTTCCATGCTCC